CGATGGTAATGTTGGCAAAGGGAACCCTACAGGTATCGACGGGACCGATATCGTAGGGAGAGATGGCAATGTACATTTGCTGCTCATTTTGTTTGTATCACTCCTGATTTAGCCGCATCCCATAAACCTGGTGGAATCTCTACAGGGGAACCGGTAAAACCAGAAACAGGGTCGGGATGTGTATGAGATCTGAAATATCCTAAAAAAGTAGTCGCTAATAAAACAGGTTCAAGACCTGATAAACCACCTATAGATACCGAACCAGCTTGCACCGTTACTCCGTTTGTTGCGTTTACCTCCAAAGAATTGCCTGATTTATCAACCAATTTGATACCATCACTGTTCATCGATAACGAGTTGCCGTTCTCATCAATTATGGCGATTTCAGCGTTTGCCGCATTCAAATAAACCATCGACCCGTTTTTGTTGGCAATAATCACAGAACCGTCTTCGTCAATCGAAAACATGGCCCAGCCGTCCTCAGAACTATGCCAAACCAAGTTGATCTTTTCGGACTCCGCGGTGTCGTCGAACATAAGAATATGCCCGCCAGGTGTGGCAAATCCTCGACGTTTCCCATAATTGCTCGACTTGAACATCTCATTTACCGATGTAATCCCTTCGCCATAAAATCGTTTGCCGCGATATCGTATGTCCGGTTCATCTACAAAAGATTGCCCTTTTACCTCGTCAGTGTCGCTACTTGAAGCAACCTCTATTTCGACTTGCTCCTCTAAATCAGGGACATAAAACCAGCCCCAATCAAAACAAGGGTCTACCCAACGATCGAGAATCGTCTCATCGTCCCCAAGTATACCGACACAACGCACACGAATCCTACCTCGTTGTTCCGGATCCTGATTGTCTGCGCATACCGCAATATGTTTCTCTGTTTGGATCACGCTTCCGGGACCTCCTTCCGTGCGGTAAAGTCCAACGTATACCCGCTATCATCAAATAAATGCCGTACTCGTGAAAAGTAATATCTACCAGACAACCCTTTCATAGGCAATTCTAGATCGTGCGATTGCCGTGCAAAAACATCTTCGACTCCGATCAGCGTTCCGCGCCCGATAATAAAATCCTCGCGTTTACGTCGGAACCATTGCTCGGCAAATTGCTGCATGTCAGCTTTTGTCTTGAATTTTTTATCGGCGACCACATCAATCGCATAATCGCCGAAGAAGAATCTGACTACCGCGCCTGCACTAGAATGCGTTTGATCTATTTCGTCCTTTGCATCGCCCTGAAATTTGCCGTCTGGTGCCTCAAGATAATCGTTGAATTCTCCAATAAGAATCTTGTTTGACTCAGGATCTCGACTTCGCACTTGAAGTTTTGTCACTGCGCCAGTCAACGCCATCTCAGGTCTAAAACTCAACAAGCTGGATAAATCACCCTGATTGTACTTGAACGTATACCTGACTTCTTGTGTGATTGATTTTGGATTTTTGAAATGGAATTCCCAACCGTTATCAGTGTAATCCACCCAGAACACATACCCTGTACGACTAGCCAAGCTTTTGACAAAATCGTAGTCGGTCATGTCTGCTTTTTGTATTCGAGCTTTATGGTCAGGCGTCTCGTCAATATCTATATTGGAAAATCCGTAAACATTCAATCCGGTTTCATCTTGTCGATTTGCAACTCGCCGAACAGAATCAGATATTAGCGCTTCTTTTCTTGCCACACGTTTCGCAGCTTGTTTTGATGCAGGTTTGTGCTGCATCATTAGAAAGTCCTTTGTATACCCTTTTACAGAAATCGTCGGAATACCATCAGCCGGGAAATCCACCTCGGGTCTAACAATAATTACTCGCCCAATCCTACCCAAATGAGGACCGTATCCAATCCATATTTCAAGCTCATTGCCAGGTTGCCAGATTTTAGAATCAGAAAGAATGAAATCTGGGTTAATCAAATTGACGCGTGCCTCATCGGCCAAACCATCGACACTCTCATATTCCAACGACGTGACGAATTTGGTTATATTAGCGCCGACAAAAAGGCCCTGTATCTTCAGATCAAACGCAGGAGCCATGAAGTCACGATCAGCCATTACAACCCCGCTGGTATTATGGCAGAAAAGTAATTGAAGTTGTTACGCGCAAATACTTCTTGCCTAAGCGAACGAGTATCGGTTTCTTTTGTCGTATATCCTTTATAAAACGGAATCGATTTTGGCTCTACCTTCTCCGTGCGAATTACTTGGATCGATGGCAACTTTACCGTATCGCCTTCTGTCAACTCTTGCTGTTCAGGATGCCTTTTGCGGATAACGTCACCCAACAACGCGCTGTTATATTCATTGTATGTAATCAGCTCGTAATACTCGTTGGTTTTTACTCGATGATATCTGGTCTCGCCTAGCACAGTTGTTTCAAGGCTAAACTGTGTATACTGCATAAGCGAAACAGCAATCGACACGGCGCGTATTCCGCCGCTATGTTTTGGTGGATCATAATATGCAATGCCCAACGAAGTAATAACAGCTTCTGGCATTGCCATTTTGCCATCGCCAACGGTAAAAGAAACTCGCGGCGGGCGACCGAGGTCTTGATCGCGTCTTGTCCAACTCCGCAACACGTCCAAGCTTTTCTCTGCTATGCTATCATTTTCATTTGCAGAATAAAAATAAGCAGTAAAAGTGAAAGTATTAGCGTTGCCATGTAGATATTGCAGGATTGGATTTTGTCTTCCTAGCGTTGTATGTGTTTGCCATGAAACACTGATATCCTCATTTGGATTAACTGGACCATATTGCCCTTTTAGCTCTTGTCCGTTTTCAAGATTACTCATCTTAAATGGGTGAGTCTTGCGCGCTTCAAATTTTGGCATTTTAGCCGGGCGAGCCTTACGATATGCAGAACTATTGACAAGACCAGCAAGCGGACCTGCTGCAATACTTACAACGCTAGTAACTGTTCCCATATTATACTCCTACCGGTACAGCGCCGTGTTCGAGCACTCGACGCCTTTGCCAATGCGTGCTTCGACCGTCTCTGGCATTAATATCCTCTTGTGCTTTTGACACCGAGCGTCCAACCTCGCGACCGTCAAGGTTCACCTTGGCGCAAGGATCTTTGTCTGCTGTTCTCTTTGCAGCGTCCGCCGCTTGTTGCGCCGCTCCAGCAGCTTGTTTTGCTGCATCTGCAGCCGCTGTAGATGCCTTTTTGGTTTCTTCCTGAACATTAAATGCGCCTTTAGCTTCAACTTCTGCGCTCATAAGCCCAGCACGTCGCAACTCTGGTTCAGGTACTTTTCTTATTGCACTCTTTCTTGCATTTATTCTTTCCTCAGCCTCTTTTATATAATCTCTTTTGGCATCGACTTTAAACTCAGGCGAGACTTCTTGACCTCGTGATTTTGCATAAACAGCTATCCCTTCTTTGACTTTTTGCATGAAAGCTTTGATATACCCGCCCATTCTTGTAAACGTGTCATGCCAAAACTTCGCCACATTGTCAGCTAATTCTATCCAATAATTTCCCCAACTTTGACCGTCTCTTTTACTTGCTACAAGCGCAACACCGAAAGCAACAAGCGCTCCAATCCCAACAGTGGTTATCAAGCTTGAAACGAGCAACAATTGTGTCCCCATGGTTTTTAGCGTACCTATAAACGGTATAAGTTTAGATGATGTAAATCCACGCAACATCACCCCTGCTTGCCCAACGTTTGTAACAAAAGCGAACTTGAACCCGGCAGCAACCATTCCTAACCCAGAAACAACCGGAGCGAACATCCATGTCAACCCAGTGAGCGCCAGTGTGACACCTTTTATTGCCAGTGCAACTGGGGCCACAGCTGCGGCTAAAAAGATCGCGGTCGTCACCCATTCGATGGTTTTTTTATTACTTGCGCCAAAAATTGAGCCTACATTTTTTATTGCATCGCCGATGATTTTTATCGCAGCTTTTATGTTATCTTTTGCACTCCCTATACCCGCCGCTGTCTCTGCCGCAGCTGCACCGAATTTCATTTGCGCCCATGCTTGCGCCTCTAACTTCGTTTTACCGTCATCTAATTGTTTGCTATATTCATCCATCGCGAACAAAACATCATTAAGACTGTCGGTTATGCCTTGAAAAGCTCTTTTGCCAGAATCTAAAAACGGAGCAAAAATAGAAATAGATAAAGATTCCAACGACGACCCAAACAATTTGATCGCTCCTAAAATATTATCCAATCTAGTCTTCGCCGCTTTCTGTGCTGCTCCAAGAGATTTATCCAACGCCTCACGCAATTCATCTACCGATTTAGAACCAGCAGCAGATAAAGCTGCAAATGCTCGTGATGCACGTTGCGGGAAAATAACCGATTCCAATTCTGCTCGTTTTGCATCGTCGGTATACTGATCGAGTTTGCCTCTGATTTGATCAACAACCTCCATCAACGGGCGCATTTTGCCATGAGCGTCAGTCAATTTGACGCCCCATTCTTCAAGCTGCTTTTTAGCTTCTGTTGTTGGATCGACCAAAGAATTGATCATGTTCATTAACAACATACCGCCGGTGGACCCTTTGTGCATCCTGTCTGCCAACTTGCCCAACACCGCCGTGGTCTCTTCGAGATCCATACCCCATTTCAAAGCAGAAGATGCCCCGTATGACATTGCTTCCGCCATCTCTGGAACAGTTGTTGCCGACTTTTGTGATGCAACCGTCATAACGTCAGCAACTCTCGCGGCTTCTTTCACGTCGAGTCCCATCGCCCTAGTTGCACCACCCACAAGATTAGCTGATTCAGCCAGTCCAATGTTAGCGACCGCAGCTGTATCCAATATAGGCGCTACACCGGCAAGGATCTCTTTCTGTGTAAAACCCATGCGACCCATGTTTTCCATGGCCTCTGCTGATTGGGTAGCGCTAAATACCGATGTAATACCAAGCTCGCGGGCTTTGCCCTCCAATTCGGCAAATTCTTTCTGCCCCAAATCCCCCATCACAGCTCGCAATCCAGATATCTGTTGTTCATATTGTGCCGCTTTTACAACGCCAAACCCCATACCAGCGGCAACAGGCAGCATTGCCATACCGAATTTCTCAACACCTTCACCGCCTTTCTTAAAGCTCGCTCCGAATTGCCCAGTTGCCTTTTTGAATTCTCGGGCTGCACGTGCCGCCCTCAAGAACCCTCTTTGAGCTTGGGATAATGGACGACCTAATCCTCCAATACCAGTCTTTGCAACTTCAGCGGGGGCCCTTAATGAAACAAAAGCACGCTTCACTTGCCCAATCTTAGTGACAAATGATGATATCATTAAGCCGAGCTTTTTAACACCTTCTCCGCCTTTTATGAAACTAGCACCAAATTTACCAGTTGCACGCGATGTTTTTAGAAATTTATTTTGAGCTTGTGACAGTTGGCTCCCTAGACTGCCAATGCCAACTTTAGCAACTTCAGCAGAGCCTTTTAAAGAACTAAAAGCACGTTTCGCTTGCCCGACGCTAGCTTCAAATTTACGCACAGAAAACGATAGAATTGCGCCTAAGCCCATTTGTTCCAATGCCATATTTACACCTTTGTCCCGCTTAATTTCATGATACTCGCTTCCACCTTGGCTTTTTCTCGCAAAACTTTAGTCAATCTCCTTTTGTATTCTTCCCGATCAACCGCTGGCATATCGAGGACATCATCATAACTCAATGCGCCGTTTGAAAAGTACGTCAAATCAAATACGTCGTCATACACCTCCCTCTCAGACGCTATCGGGAAGATACTCCGAAAAAAGAGTCATACGTCCAATCAATCATTATCCGCCAATTTGCTTTACAGATTTTAATAGGGCAGGTCACCTCTACTGCCATATCTGGACCTAACGAACTCGTTGCAATCTTAGCCAGGATCTCTTCGAGATCTCGTTTGCCAAGTTCATCCAAGTCATTCTCGGTCAGCCGAACTTCTCTGCCATCAATGCTATGAATTGCGCCTAGCAATACGGCCAACTCTTGTGTGCTTTCGTCACCAGGGTCAACAGACTCAATATCTGCCCAGCGAACAGGGCCAACACCGAAAGACTTTATTTCATCGCCGCGAATATTGATCGGCTCTAACAACTGATACTCCCAACACAATTCGTCTACACTATTTGCAATACGAACAGGCAAAGTGTCTAGATCTGCTGACCATACAAACTTATTGCCGCAAACCGGACAAGTTGTATTAAGATCTAAATCCTTCCCCATCGATTCCTTGCGTAAATAGCAATATGCAT